TCAGACTTGATGTCGGGTGTGACACCATCGTTTGACCAACATGTTGGTGCCATGGCTTGGCCTTCTTGATATGTCCCTGCATAGAATGTTCTCGATACGTTTGCGTTTGCCGCCGCAATAATAATGTTCATTGCACGGTCTTCGTTCTGTGCAATTTCTTTTCCATCAACCATCATGCGGAACACGTTGCCGCGAATGGAGATGCGCTTACCACCACCGTTACCACTGCCGCCCATCAAGGCTTTTGTGGTTGCGTCTAATTGTAAGTTCTTCAAGTGGGCAGGTAGTGTGTTGCCGCCCTTAGAAAATAGTGTCATTTCGCTCATTTGGATTCTCCAGTTGTTACAGTTTTGGTTTGCATTAAGGCATCAAGGTCTGCGCGATTGAAACGCACTTTGTTGCCTACTCTAAAATGGGGGATGTCCCCCGACTTGACCATGTTGTAGATTGTCTGACGTGACATCCTCAACATTTTTGCCACTTCGGGCACGGTCAATGATTGTTCAAGTTCCACTTGTGGTTCTCCTTATAGTTACGCTGTATTTGCTGTCAGTGTTCAAACCCATAGGCATAAGCTCGGGGTTCTCTTCCAACAGTTGTTTCATGGTGGTTTGACTGATACGGCGTTCAAGCAGTTCGGGCATCTTGTTTTCCAAGATGAACTTGTGCATTGATTCCCAGTCGCTTGTCCAATAGCGTGTCTTCACAGTACGCATTACCGTACCGTGAGTGCTACCAAGACGATCAACACCGATCTCCTTGCAGATGTCCAATAGCTTGGTCTCCACAACTTCCATCTGTGTCTTTACCGTGCTGTCAGCTTCTTCGTATGAACGTAAAAGTTCGGCACGTTTGTCGCGCATCTTGATGTAGACGGCGACGAGTTTATCAACCGATATTGTCTCGGTCATAGTTCTCTCCTTTTTGTTTTGTACATGGATAATAACGTAAAACTTTACAATGTCAAGAGTTTTTCATCTAAGTATTTCCCCGTATAAGTCGATCATGCGATTGTGAATGTCTACCTTGTTCTCTAGCATCTTGTACATACGGCGTTCTACCCCACTGCCTTGCAAGTGCACCACCACTGAGGGATTCTTTTGCCCCGCTCGGTGAACACGCGCATTGGCTTGGAGATAGGTCTCGACCGACATTACTGGACTCCAGTAGACGATGGTGTTGGCGGCATGCAGAGTTACCCCGTGCGAGGCCGCTTGTGGTTGGATGACCAGTACTTGTAGGTCATCCTTTGTTTGGAAACGCTCAAAGATTTCTGATCGTTTCCCCACCGACACACCGCCATGAATGACGGCTGTCGGGTACCCGTGCTTACGTAGGTCATCTGCAACCACCTCGATGGCATGTCTGTATGGCACAAACACTAACACCTTGTGGCTAGACTCTTCGATCACCTCACGTAAAACTGCAAGTCTATTGCTTGCATCAAAATGGATTACTTCTCCTGTATCTGAATACACCGCACCACCAGATAATTGTAGGAGTTTGTTTAAATTCGCAGCCGCATTCACTGTAGTGATCTCCTCGCCAGCGGCTTGTACGATGAGACGTTTACGTAGCAACTCGTAGTATTTCTCCTGTTGGGCAGTAAGAGGTACGTCTCGCGTTACGTAAGTCATCTCAGGTAAGTCCAAGCACTGCTCCTTCGTAAAGCGTATTGCGGGTTGTAGTGCCTTATGAACAACTTGCTCTGACTCTAACTTAGGCACCCACTTGAACTGCGTGATCTTGTGCATGACCTGATCGCGGAACCCACCGTAGAAACGTGGGATACCCTCGGGGTTCACTAGCTTGGCGATGCCGTAGGCATCCAGTGGCGACTGCGATGCGGGTGTACCCGTCAGCATCCACAGCCATGTGTGTGGCTTCAGCAGATTGTTTAACACCTTCCAACGTTTTGTAGAGGGATTTTTATAGGCGTTAGCCTCGTCAATCACGATGAGGTCAAAGCCGCCCTTGATGATGTCAGTGGCAACAATCTCTACCCCGTCATAGTTGATGATGACGTACTCAGCATCCCCTGCGATGATCTCCCTGCGCTTCTCCGGCTTGCCATAAGCAGTGTCAACCTTGCGGTGCATAGCGAACTTAAACAAGTCATTACGCCATGCCGACTCCATGATAGACAGTGGGCAGATCACCAGTACACGCTTGATGATGCGCTTTGATAGTAGGTAGTCCGATGCCCAAATGACTGAGCCAGTCTTACCCGTACCCTGTTCGTTAAAACAGAACGAGCGCCGGTGCATCGTCAAGAAAGACGCTGTAACTTTTTGGTGTGCGAAAGGTTTATACAGCCCGGGCCAGTTGTATGAAGCGTTGATGGGCGAGGGTACATCTTTGATCTTGAGGTTCTTCAAGACAATCGACTCCTCCAAATCCCAATTCACCAAGACCTCTGCGATCTCACCATCATCTGACACAACTTTGCTCTTTGGAATCACCGTAGTGATTCTGTCGGGATTGCGTACCTTCAGCAGTAACGCACGGTTATCAATAATTTGCACTCTTCTCTCCAATGACTAACGTCCTGAACACGGTGTGCGTCAGGTTCTTTTTATAAGCTCGGGGCTTCCACCCAATCCCACTTCGCTTTTACGTCTGCGTGTCCAAGACGGTCAACTCACTGTCGAAAGTTTTAAAACATCGTTGACTGATACGGTTATCTTGGGTCAATTTCAAAAACCCCCGTCTGCTACTACTCGTACCTTACCTCGCAGACTATTCGAGAAACTATTTTTTCTTGCGCTCTCTTGCGCTTACCTCAGACACCACCTTGTGGTTCGATCCGCGCTTGAATGATCTGTTGGCCGATGCGCTCTCAACCCGCACACCGTTCTTGTTACTGCCACCCTTGGACAGGGCTTTTTTGTGGGCAACATCTTTGCCTTCACGCATGTCAGCCTTGCCGTTGCCGTTGGCATCTTTACCTTCTTTATCTAGCTTACGCCGTGCACGTTGTCGCTCCATTCGCGCTTCGTGTGCACCCGCACGTTGCTTCTCTAAATCGTATTCGCGCTTGACGTTACGGTCAGCGGGGTTCTTGTAGGGCATGTCAATTCCTTCCGTTATGGCTACATTCTGATACAGGACACCATGCTTTGCAAGTGAAGTTTTTCTTCGGGTTGAACACCCCAGTTTCATACGCTGTTTCACGTGAAACAAGTACATCATCTAGCTTGGCAAAGATATCAAATCGGTTGTGGACAGGGAAATCCACAGGTATAAAGTCCTTGCAGACTACAAACAATAACCCTGCCCGAACAAACTCAATCTCAGGGTAATGCACGAACACACAAGCGGCCATCAGTGCCAGTTGTTTTGGGTCTGCGTAGCGACTGCTCTTGCCCGTCTTGTAGTCAATGACTCGGGCTTCCTTCTTCTTACTGTCGATGATCAATAGGTCGGCTATGCCTCTGTACCAAACATCTTTGTCAAAGAATCCACAAGGTGCGAACTTACCGTCCACCTTCTTGATGCCCATCTTCAACTCACAAATCTTTTCACCGTCAATCTTCATCAACTTCTCAAGCATGGGTTCCATGTACTTGTATTGCTCGGGGATCGGTGTGCCATCCCGCACGTACTCTTCAGCGGCGGTGTGTACCGCAGTGCCGTATAGCATCGCTTCACTCTCAGGCTCTTTGATATCTTTCACCACACGCATGTGGTAATACTTCTTTGGGCACTGATCAAACAACGTGATGCTTGAGTAACTCCATGCGGGTGCTTTTTTCATTGGGTGTTTCCTCTTGCTCGAATTTTCTCCACGTACTCCGGCAAAAGCCACGGATCTACCATCTTGGCAATCGCCTCACGCTCATGCTGTGCTACTAGCTTGGCAAAGTCATCTAATTCAACACAAATATCAAATGACTCCATGCCCGCTTCTTTTGCCATACGAACAATATCTTCTCTAGTCATACTCACCATCCCATTCATCTTGTGGCCATACCAATACAGGTGTGTCGATACCTAAGTAACCGCCTTCGATATTAAACTCGATAAACTCACGGGCTTCCTCGGCATCCATACCATCGCGCATCAGAATATCTCTGATCTTCTCAGCGTCATACACCAACACACCAACACGTTGTTGGTCGCGCCATATAAGCGCAGGGCCAATGATCGCTTCATCGTAGTGGTCGTACTTAATCATGTCGCACCAACTTTCCCGTTCATCTGCCCATGCAATCTAGGCCAGTGTTTGTTTAGGTTTTCCATCATTTCGTCTGCTTCATACTTACACAACCCCCACTCAAGTAACATAATCATTCCTTGATTAGGTCTTTTTGATCTGTCAAAACATTCCCTAGCTTCATCTAGTGCGGCGCATTGAACATGCCTTAACCAATAGTAATCAGCCAAGTCTACAATTCGTGGTCGCCCTCTCATTTTTTCATCCCCCTAATATAAGAAGCGAAACTGTCAATCGTGTCTTTACCAAACACAGTCATCTTTTCAATCTCTTTGGCAACTTCTTCTATGGCGTCGTTGCGTGTGTTGTTCAGTTGTTCCAGTGTGTCAAGCAACACTTTACGCACGGCTTGGTAATCTTCTTCGTTCATGTGTTTTTCTCCTTTAGTTTTGCTTCAATCTTTCGCCCCATCTCCATCGGTGTATCGTCCATGTCTATGGCATCCATCATCTCTCTGTCTGTCAACCCAACCCAAGGGCGAACGTATTCTTGAATGTCATCATCGTCGTCTCTCATTTTCTCTTCTCCTTTTCTGCGTACATTTCCCAAACAATTTTTGCGTTAGTACCCCAAATGTCACCGACCAAATACTTCAACTCTTGATACATATCAGGGTTTGCTGTCTTCAAATGTTCTACCCATTCAACATCAGAGACCATTGGTTTTAGCTCGTCCCACTTCTCACGCAACTCACGATCTGCTTTTGCAATCATGTTATGCGTTGCTATTTTTTCGTCAACCTTTGCTTGTGCCCGTGCCATATCTCTTTGATGTGCGGCGTTACGTTCTTTTGCCCACTGTACTTGTGCCGCTTGCGCTTCTAATTCTTTACCCGCTCTCTTGTCTGACAACAGACGTTGCCCAAGCACCTCTCGCAATTTATTGGAACGTACTGGATGTTTTAAATCACGTACCGCTTTGGCTTCAATCTGCCTGATCCGCTCACGTGTTACATCAAACCTAGTGCCAATTTCTTCTAGTGTGTAGTCGTCTGTCAGGCCAATGCCGTACCGTAGGCACACTACCTTCTTGGCTCTTGGGGTCAACGTATCCAACACCTCTTCTACACGCTCAACCAATTCTTTCTTGAACACCTCTTCTTCGGGGTCATGACACTCACGATGCTCATACGGTGGGCATGGAATTTCGGGCATCATCCAATCTTCTTTGTACCCGTGGTAGTAATACGCTTTATGCAACTCAGCACTTGCACCCACAAGAGTACCGTAGGGTATGGTGTGCCCTTTAACTATTGCGCCGTGTGCGCGTGGTTTTCTTTTAACAGTCTCCATAACTCTCTCCTATCCCTGCCTCGCAGTTCAATGGAATGCCCTGTGCCCATGATGGTACAAATCGCATGCACTCCATCACATACGCCATAGCTTCCTGTGCTTCTTCTTTTGGTGCCACACACGCTACAGCATCATGAACAGTGAGTACCACACGATACTTCCTGCTGATCTTGATTAGCTGTTCGCCAATGATGCAACGTGCCAAGCCCTGACAAATGTTCTCTGTTAACTTGCCGCCGTATAGCTTCACCGCGCCTTTGCGTGAATCATAAATATACTGGTCTTTTCCATCTTTGTCTCGTACTTTTCGTAAATTTGGGTATCTTTGATACAACCCGTTGGGCATGAGGATTCCCTCTGCACTTATGCTGATACACCCATTACCCCACGTAACGGTACGCTTCTTACTCATAGCATCAATCGCCGTGGAACCGGACTTCCATAGGGTGGGGATACTAGGATAGGTACCACGGTAGGTAGAGATAATCCTTGCAGACTCCTCTGCACTGACCGACACGCCGAAAGTCTTGAGTTGCGTTTGGAACTTCGCACTGCCCATGCCATAACCCGCTCCAAGAATGGTGGTTTTGCCAACAAATCTTTCAGACGGGGTGACCTCTTCTCTTTCCTTGCGGTAGATAGCCGATGCCATGATCTTGTATACGTCCTCGCCATTTCTAAATGCCTCCACTAAATCTTTCTGCCCTGCAAACCATGCAAGTACCCGCGCCTCGATCTGCGCAGAATCGCAGTCAATGATCACGTGACCCTCGGGTGCAAGGATGGCCTTCTTTAGCTTCCCTGCGTTTGTGCCACGTGAGGGAAAGTTTTGGAAATTGATCTTGTCAGACCCTCCCCAACGCCCCGTGTGGGCGGCGTAGTAGGAGAGGGGAACAGGTATCTTTCCCCTTCCCGCAATCCCGATAAGACGCTCGGTACGTGTCTCTTCCAACGTAGTCTTGTTACCCAATCGTGCCGCAACAAGTGTCTGTACGCGCTCATCAGGGTGCTCGGCCAACGCCTTGAACCCTTCATCAGATTTAGCCAATGCCAACGCTTCCTTACCCGTAGTCAGACTGATCTTCATGGGCGGCTCGACACCTAACCCACGCAAGACTTCAGCAAACTTTTGGTTGGACATCAGGTCTTCAATGTTCGCACCACATTCATCAAGCAGGAGCTTCTTACGATTCTTCACCTCTACAAGATGTTGCTGTAAGAGAGATTCATCTAGGCGGAGCTGTGGCTCTGTGAACATCCGGATCGTCAGGTCAATCAGCTTCAACTCAACCTTCTGAAACATAGGTAGCAGGGTCAGGAACAAGTCGTATGTCAGGTCAACGTCATTTCTACAGTACGCCCCATACTCTGCAAGCTGTTGCTCTGAGAAGTCACGCCGCCGCAGGTTAACGGCCTGTAACACTTCCTCACCCTTAACGCCTAAGTTGTAATGCACTGCCAACTTCTTGAGACTGTTGCCTACCTCGATGCCGTTGATAGCACGTGCCATGCTCAGTGTGTCTGCAATAGCTTTTGGTCTGATATCAAAGTGCCAGTTCAATATCGCCATGTCGAACATCGCATTGTGTGCAACCACCATGCTGTTGTCCCAATCGAATTGGTGTAACCAAAGGTCGATCTCATCCAACGAATCACTGCACCATTGTGTAGGCTCATCGTTGACCTTGACCGCCACCCCAATCACCTCGAACCGTGGGTCACGTACATACTCTTCAGTCGTTTGGGTTTTGAACCCCAAGTCCTTAGTGGTGTAGTACGTCTCAAAGTCCAGTGTTATGAGATTCATTTCTTTTGCCGCGCTTCAAGCATTGCGTCTGCAATTTGATAAGCAACTCGGGCTATCTCTTCGTTGACATCTTTACCCATAAAAGTGCAAGCGTCTCCAAAAGGTTCATCACCTACATAAGACTGCATAGCCTTTGCCGCAAAGTAATCACGCAGGGTCATGCCCTCTTCATAGCCAAGCGTTGTTTCTGCGGGAAACGCTGTACCACCATCATATTTCTCTTGCATATCGTTCTCCTTAAAAGTTCAATCCAAAAAATGCTTTCATGTATGGCTCAAAGTCAGCCACCTTAAAGATACCCATCTCACCTGTGCCTCGGTGACCAATACCAATCTCTTCGTTACCTTCCAGTGGCCACAACAGATAGTCGCCTATCACCATGGTATGGTTTGGTACATCAGCCCTAGCCATGTGGCCACGGAATTGTCCGTCTTCAAATACTTCCCCGAACATACGGGGTGCGTGATCAGTCAGTGCCGCTTTAACCTTGCTCATCGCACACCTCCAAAGATTTGGTTAAGTTGTGTGTAGATAAACTTGGCCTCTTCTAACTGCATAGAGTAAGCGCCGAGTGATGTAGAGATAGTGATGTGCAAAGTTGTTGCACCAACAGCCAGTGGGGACGTGACCACGCGCTCTGTACGTTCTGCGGGTACCAAACCTGTGATGCCCTTGTCTTCTTTAACCTTGGCTACCTTGGGCTTCTTCTTTGTATATGCCTTGACCTTCTCACGCTTGGGCATGTTCTTACGCACGGCTACTGGAATAGCTGTGTAGGAAAATGTTGTCCTGCCCTTCTCACCATCAGGGGCTACCTCAATGCGATTCACAAAGTTCTTGTCATAAAAACCTTTGAGGATTGCAGGCACATACGTTACGGGTACGGTTGGCATTTCCTTGGCAATGTATGCACGTAACGCTTTACCCGTTATCCCGGGGTTCTTTGAAATCATATCCAACAACGTGTTGGACAGTTGTTTGTTTCTGCTGTCTGTTTCCACGATAAGTTCCTTTACTTCGGTTTGTTTCCACTCTTGAAATGCTTGCTTGATCTTCTCTTCCATTACGGTGTTCATTTGGTTCCCCCTTTCGATTTTTTAAAGTTCCTTGCCTCAAGTATTTGGTCTATCAATTTATGTGCATCTGCAATGTCTTGTGTTAACGCATCACACCAAGAGCCATCGTCTATGTACCCGTCCGCAGACTCGGCAAGACGTTTCAATGCAATCAATAATCTGTTCTCATCTATGCTGTTCTCATCTATGTTCATTTGCTACTCCTTGCTATTACTTCGTTTGTTAATCTACGTGCTTCTATAAGTTCTTTTGTGGTGTCTTGCACTGTGGTTTCAAGCCACGCCCTTTCAAACTCAACGCTATTCATACACACCAGTAAGTTGCGCACGTCATCAATGTTGTCCTCGTTAACCACCAGTGCTGTACCTTCGGCGGCGTAGATGTTGGCAATGTTCTTCTCTTGCAGTGCAGTTGTTTTACCTTTCCCTGCTTTGCATTCAACAGCAAAGAAGTTGCCCTTGTAGCACCCAACTATGTCGGGTACGCCCGATGCACCGTAACCTCCGGTGACGGGGTAGAAGTAGTACGCACCAAACTCTTTGAGTATGGCAACCACTTTAGTTTTGACTTTCTTTTCCGGTGTCATTCTTCTCTCCTTTCAGTTGTGCTTCGTAATGTTTTATGGGTAACCTCGCCTTGGCCTTTAAGTATTTGCGTAACCAATCAGCACCTCCCATGTCTTGGAATATCAACCAATCTAAATCTGACATACGCACTTGGCGTCCTATCAATGGCATTGGCGGTTTAGGTCTTGGCATCCTTCAACCCTCCCACTTGTTAATGATGTCAGCAATACCGCCCTCTTGTACTTTGCGTAAGTTGCTACGCTCTTTGAGCATGGCACTGGCTTGTTCGTGGGCAACACTCGCAATCTCTTCGGGCTTGGTTGACTTGGGTGCTTTGTTCAGCATAGCCATCATCGCAAACCCCGCATACAAATCGTATAAGTTACTCTCATGATCGTTCATCGTCCACTCCCAATGAATAGCGCCAG